GGTTGTTCTTGAAGTTGGTAGCCAACCCAAGCACATTCTGGGAACTGTGTATCAGCAGTAGCGCTGTAAACACCAAAGGTACGTTGGTATGCAAGAGCTTTCAGTTGGGAGAATACATCAGTTGTGCTTGTTGTTTTAACAGCAGTAGCTTGAGAAGAAGTGGCGAACACTTTCTTCATTCCTTCAACCTGAGCAGCAACTGTCAAGATGTCAGCCTCAAGGTGAGACTCAATCATCACAGCGTACCAAGTGTTGTCGATCAGAGTGATTTCATTGATTGTGGTTGCCCAAGGTTCTACAGATGGGCTATTTGCCTGAGACATGTTTGCAGTTACTTTCAGAGAGTAACCAATGGCAGAAGCTACAGTCAGAGAGCCGTCAAGGTTGTCAGTTACTGTAACACCAGTGATAGGGGTTACGTTGTAAGCTGTTTTAAGTCCAGCAGCAATCGTGATCGCAGATGGAGTTCCTGTGGCAACGTAAGAGAAATCTGTTTCGTTGACTGTCATTGTGTATGTACCAACAGCAACAGTGCTAACGTTTACAGTGGAGCTTGGAACAAGTCTACGCCCGATTGTAATACGCGATGGTGTGAGTCCTTGTCCGAACAACTTCTGAGCAGCAATGTACGCAGTGTCAGTTGGGCCAAAGTCATTTGCCACAGCAACTAGGCTGGAGTACGAACGTGCACGTTCAGCAAACTTTGTGTGTGCAGAGACGAACAGAGGTACGTTGAAGTTTGTTTGAGTAACAGCAGCGGTTTCGCGGCTGATGTTGATTTCAATAATATCCGTAAGAACGGTCATACGTTATCTCCTAGGTAGGTAGAGTGACTTCAAAATGAGTCGTTATTGTGTAATCTGGAGGCTGGTTTGCATCGTGATAAACGCCATCGCCATTATAGCCAGTGGCGTACTCTTGTTCAGTTGTGAACTTAGCAGCGTAGGCGAACACAGCATCAAGTTGATAGATCATGTACATATCTGTGTCTCTCGGAAGAGGCAGTCTACGAAGTGTTGTGAGGTTGTACAGTGCCAGTTTATTAACAGCTTGCAACTCGTAACCTGTTGTAGACCTCAATTCAACTTGAAGTTGTTGTGCCATATTGGCTACAGAGATTTGATCATCATACTTACCAACAAACTCAAATCTAACAGAAGCCTCATGATCTTGAATCGTGGTTTGAATTAGCTTTGTTCCATCTTCACCGATGGTTGGCGTTGAGTTATACTCTCGACCGCAGGGGTTCAATTTCTTAACGTCGATAACGAGGTAAGGGTTTGTTGGTTCCGCAGCGTTAGTGAAGGCAAACAGGATAGTCCATTCTGGATGCAACGCACTCACGATGTTGTAAAGAGAGTCTTCAAGGTCTTGGTAAATGTTCATGTTAGTTCAACCCTCATGCACAAGGCTTTGTAGTGGTTAAGAACACCCATGTCATAATCAATAACCTTCATAACTTCGTACAGATCACCTTTCCAGTAGAAGCGGTCAGCAGCATAGCCAGATGGCCCTTCTTTGCGTTGCCTCAGAGCAGCACCCTTCGTGTACACTTTAAGTGTCGCACGTGTTCGGTCAGCTTCTGGAAGCAGGTAGGTATCTGTGGATTTCAGTACCGGCTGTACGTTGCATACAACTTGAACAGTGCTCTCAGCTCCGGGGCTAGGACGCCCACGAATGATAGTCTCAGCCTCACGGCGAATAATATCTAGAGTTGTGTGCCCAGTTAGGAGCAGTGGTGGATTTCTCATTTTATACTCCTATCGGTGAATGTGGAATTTAACCGACTCAATCATCTTGCCAGAGTCGATTAGTGGTGTATCTCTACCACCCTTCTTCTTGATCGTAGCAGCACTGTTACCGCCAGCAGCAGCATATTGTTGGATACTAACTTGCATTAGCTCAGCAGCAATATGTCCAAGCGACTTCAACAGTCTGGTCGTTGCCGAACTTCCCTTGAGTATGTCAAGGAACACGGCCTTCATACCTTTAGCCATGTAAAACTGATTCATGTTCTCAGAGAACGTATCAGACATGAAAGGTCTTTGTGGGTTGTGCACAGTACCGAATTCGTTGTAAGCAGCTACAGTAGCTACAGGCAAGTTATGATTCTCGGGGCCATATCTGTCCTCTTCAAAGAATCCAACTTCGACTTCCATACCATCTAATTTGTCCAGCCTCTTTATGAGAGCTGGGATTTTACTTTCGAACTTAAAACTGAAGCCCATGACCTGATCCTACACCGTAGCCATTAAGCTGATCGTAGTTGTACTGCCAGTTGCCACACCCAATACGGATAGGACGCTCAGTAGCCAACAGAACAGAGTTGTTGTCAGTGTTAATACGGTTGTTGTGCATGTCCTCACGACTAATACCACCAGCGTAAGGCATAGCCAAACTGATAGCTGCGTTAGGGTCTTTAAGCATCAATTCCAAAGCTCTGTAGAAGTTGCTGAAGATGTCTCCACCATAAACCTCAATGTCGCCTGTACGTTCACGTGTGAAGCGGGACAGGGTAAACAGAAGTGTACGAGCAGCATCTAACGTAGCACGGTTCTCATTGCCGTTATATTTGTCAATGAAATACTGATAATCTTCATCATGCAGCAATTCCATATCTGGCCAAATGTCACCTACGTTCAAACGAACGCGGTCAGTGGCAGAGCCAGCAGGGTTATTCGTGTATGGCATGTTCTAGGCTCCTAAGCAAAGAAAGGGGGCACGAAGCCCCCAATTCTAATTAGGCACCAACGATGCCTTTGATAACCAACTGTGGACGGCGAAGCACGTTCAGGAAGTTGGATTCAGTTTGGATTTCGATCATCTGACCACGGTTGTCGCCGTACTCGAAAGCGTACAGTTCTTGACCTTCAGTGTTAACGAAGTCGAAGTGGTCGGCTGGGCCGAAGTATTGCACGAAGTTATCGCTGCCCATGTCGCTTGGCAGGAAGTAGCATTCGTTTGCTGGGATGTGACGGTTGCCTTCTGGATCGATACCACGGTTTTCGATGTACGTGATGTTGCCGATTGTGAACTCGCGGTAACGAGAATCATAACCACTAGCAACCATACGGTCACGAAGAATCTGTGGAGCTTGGCTGTAAGCCATCCATAGCGCCTTAACGCTTGGGTGAGAGGTCAGCTTCTGGAAGAACTCTGGCGATGCAACAGCCCAGATTTCGCCACGTACAGAACCATCGTGAGCGTTGTCTTGCATTGCTGCGAATACTTGCTCAGTTTTAACGATGATGTCAGTTGTAGCAACGTTCAGTTGGAAGTCAACAACAACACGGCTAGCACCAAACTCGGTGTACCAGTCGTAAGTTACGTTACCGTTAGGAGCGTAAGCAGTACCAGTACGGATGGTGTGCCAGATAGAGGCTTCGTGTGTAGCAGCCCAAGACTTACGGATCACTTCAAGCTTACGTGCACGCACGGCAGCAATAGTTTCCAGTTGGTCAACACCGAAAGCGCGTTTACCTTGGATGTCACGTGGAGTAATAGAAGCGTCCAGTGTGAAGTGAGGGATCGCAAATGCGTGCATTTTACGAGTTGGGTCACTGATCACAGTGTGACGTGCACCACGGTGAACATCTTTGATCAAGCCGTAGCCAGTCTTGATTTCTTCAACAGTGATGGTTTCTTGAGATGTTGTGTCTTTACCGAAGATTCCCAATTGAGTTCCAAGGAACCAATCGTTCGGGATAATCATCAGTGGAGCGGACAGGTCGGTGTACTCGTAGTTGTTGTTAGCGTAGCTACGAACGGCCTGTTTAGCGAGTTGAACTTGAGACATTGAGTCCTCCTAATTAGACGTTGTTGTAAGTAAGTTGATCAACTGCGAAGATGTTCTTCAGAGCCAGTTTATCAGTTGCTGTTTTGCGTTGAACGTCAGTAGTAACGTCAGACCCAAAGATCAGGGCAGCCTTACCAACTTTCGCATGACCGCGAGCCAGTACCAACACCTTGGTGTATTCGGCAGCAGCAGGACGTGTCAGGTCGTCAATAAGAATGTATGTAGCGTCGGCCAGAGTAGCAGCAACAACTAGAGCACCAGTGCTGTCAAGAACAGAACCAGTCTTTGTTGCGTTAACAGCAGACTTCAGCAACACTTCACGTGTAACGCCAGAACCAGCTTCTTCTTCGTATACCAGCCAGTTGCTTAGACGTTGTACATCAGCAGCGTATTGTGCCATTTGTGTTTCTCCTAATAAGAATTGGGGTTAGATTACTTAGCAGCTTTAGGGGCGTACTTAGCTTTCAGGATTGCAGTAGTGCGGTCAACTTCTTCTTGCGATTCAGCACCTGCACCAGCAACGCCAGTTTCGGTCATCATTTCGGAAGCATCAACAGCAGAAGACAGAGCCTTCATTGTTTCAACAGTTGCAGCGAAAGCTTCGTCGTCAAGGGCAGACAGAGACTTCAGAACAGCTTCTACTTTATCAGCAGACACTTTAGCGTCGGTCAGTGCAGCTTTGCGAGCTTCAACTTTTGCAGTAGCAGCAGCAGCTTTGAAAACTTCCAGTTCAGCACTGGCTGCTTTCAAGAGTTCAACTTGTGCGTCAAGAGACTTCTGGACTTCTGCAACAGCAGCAACAC